GTTGCAAGCCCCACCAAGAGTTAGATCAGATTCAATTGCTGCCTTGATTGAGTAATCCCCGCTACCTGCAAGGTACTTATCAAGTTCGTTTTGGCCTGAACGCTCTGTGAAGCGCTGAACCAAAACAACAACATCTAGGTTTGCCTGGTCGAGTCCACGGGCATTGTTTAAGTCAAAGGTAAAGTCCAACTGGCCAACAATGGCCGCTGGTGCAACTGGCACCGTAGGGATTAACTCATAGGTACGCATACCTTTAATCGCCTCTAGGTTGGCTTTTAAGCCGTTTCTAACCTCACTTGGTAACATTATACGGCCAAGCCGTTGTTCTTGCGTAGGGGGCGCAGTAGCGCCTCAACATCGGCATCTAGCTTTGCAGCCAAACGCACTGTTCCTAAATCTGTATTACCAGCAATTCCAAATGGTGACTGGTTACGCAGGAACAGGCGAGAGGCTTGAATCTTTGCTGCGGTCTTTACTTCGTATGGCACCGCTGACCATCCAAAAACACCCTTAACCCGTATGGATTGAGGCAGGTTAAATGGGAAAACATAAGAGCCAACTGCCAACAGGCGTGACATTGGCCAACCGCGAGAAGGATTATTGACTGGTTCAAACATTGCATCATCTGCCTGCCACACTGTTTGATACAAACGATCAAAGTTATCATCGGTTGCGATCTCGCTGATGCTTACAAAATCATCAATCGGTTGAATGTAATAATCCGTTGGCGTGTAATAGCGAGTGGCTGGCAATAATTCGGTGCCATCCTTGTAAAAGAAACGGCCACAATAATCATCTATTTGGCGTGAGGCGGTTGCAATAGCCATCTCAAGGGCTGCATTGTCAATTGAATCCTCAAGATTGAGTGCATCCTTAACTTCATTCAGGGTTACATACCCGTTAGTGATCGCCACGCGTGGTTCTCGTTTCTACTTTGGGAAGCATTGCGCGTTCCAGTTGTGGAACGGCGGTAGCGGTTTCCTTTGATTTTACCTTAATTCTTAAAATTCTTTTTATGCGTTCCATATGTCGTGCTGCCTATCATCTAACCAGTAACTCTTTGAGTGAGGCAGTATCGCGCCTGTGTTGACATAGATTGGAAAACCTAGTGAGCGAACTCGGCGGCAAAACTGTAAATCTTCGCCTATCCATTCGCCGTTGATTGGGCCATCCCAAAACCAACACCAATCTTGCCCCTGGTGTGGGTCGGCATCTGCTCTGATTGCTTCAAGAACGCTGCGGTGGATGAGCAAACATCCAGTGCCTGCTGCATCTACTTGGAAAACTGAATCTTTATCGTACTTGTTTAACGGCAAGAAGCCTTCAGGGGCATCTTGAAAAATTGTTGGCACTGGTTGTGGGTATGGATAGCCTGTTTCAAAACTAGCAAATACCAAACCTGCTACAACTGGGCGCTCTGTATCGTGGGCAGTTTCAACTAACTTATCAAATGCCTCAACAGATAGTTGCTCATCTGAATCCATCATTAGCAACCAGTCAGATTTAGTTTCTAAAAACTGTTTCACCAAACGGTTGCGTTGCTTTGAAAGCAATCCTGAACCCTTGATGCGAATAAATGGGCCAAGTCGTGATGATCGTGATTGAGCAACCTGAATTAAACTAAATGCAAACCCGCCATTAACTGTTCCTGGGTCGCAACTGCCAATTGAAACTTTGTGTGCTGACTTCATAGATTCCCCCGAATCATTTAAGAAGTAAGAGGCGGGCCAGTCGGGGGAGAAAGACCCGCCTCTTACAATTTAGTAACTTTCGATTAGAAAGTTGGAGCTACTAAACCAGTTCCGCTGATAATTGAAGCGGCCTTTGGATAACGCTCTGCTGAGAAGGCACCAAATCCATAAACAACAGACTTGATTGTGAGTGATGAAGCACCAGTTGCATCAAATGACAATGCGAATGGTGAACCTGGTTGCTCCCATAGGTGCATTTCAGGTGCTGCTACGCAGTAGATTTCATCCTGATTTGTTGCTGCGCCGTATGTTGTTCCAACATTTGCATCAGAAATGATTGGCAAGCCCATCATTGAGTAACCTGAGTTTGCATATGCTGCTGCGCCTGCGCCTGCTGCTGAACCGTTCATTGGTCCTTGTGCGTTTGGCACTACCAATGGGCGGCCTGTTGAATCTGTTGCTGCTAGCAAAAATGCTAGGCGGCGTGGGTGCATAATCCAGTGTGTTGGTGTCTCAAAGACATTGCTCTGAATCTGCTGAATTGCATCAGCCAACTTTGGATATAGAAGTGCAACTGTTGGTGTTGTTGCAGTAAATGTTACTGCGTTTCCACCTGAGTTACGGATTCCCTTGAACTGGCCGTTTGAGCCTGTTCCGTTGAGAACCTGAGCATCAACTGTTGTGTGCCATGAACGAATTAGATCAGCAACAACGAATGTGTCAATGCCTGTTCCGCGCTCAATTGCTTGGCGTGATAGGTCCTGCTGACCTGCGATTGTGCGTACAGGAATTGATAGCAGTGTGTCATCAGCATCTGTCTCTGATACTGCAGTGTTCTGTGTTTCTTGAACTGCAGTTGATGTTCCAGTTGTCATACGAGAAATCTCTAGTGACATACCTGAAACTGGAAGTGTGTGCTTTGCAGTTGCGAAATCTGCAGTTGGTCGGCCTGCGCGTGCGAAAGGTGCAGCGAGGTCAACTAGGTACTGAGGAACAACTAAACCAGCGAAGTTTGATGTATCAACATCACGGCGCTCGATTGATTCTTCCTTTGTGTGGCGCGCTAGGCGCTCTTGTGCGTTGTAATCTCCGCGAACCTGAGCGTTGAATACATCCTTAACGAATGAAACTCCAGCTTCAGGTGAGTATGTGCGTGCTTCGCGTGTAACTGTTGAGCCACCAACGCGAGGTGTGATTACTGCTGCAACTGATGAGCGCATTTCTGCAACCTTTGCATCTGCTGCTGCCTGTGTTGTGAACTTTTCGATCTTTGCATCTAGTGCGCGTGCTTCTTCTACGAGAGCATCAACCTTATCGGTTTCCTCTGTAGTTAAGTCGGTGCGAGATTCTGCGGCTACTGCCTCAAGAACTGCATCCATTTCTGCCTTAACTGCATCACGGCGCTCAAGAGCTACATCAAGGTATGACTTTGACATTATTCTCCAATGAGTGTTTGTAATTGTTTGAGGTGGTGGCAATGCTCTCCACGGCGCTTTTAGGGTGTGGGATTTGCTCCGACTTCGCTCTGCTACTTTTGTAGCAGAAATTTATTTTGTGTTGTTAACGATTGCTTGCGCTAGGCGCAGGGAAATTGAACGCGGTGCAGTTGCTACAGGCTCAACAGGCACTTCTTCAACAACAGGTTCTTCAACTTCAATTTCTTCTTCAGGCTCTCCACCTGTAAGCATTGCCATCATTTCAACGGCCTTCATAATGTAATCGTGGCCTTCGCTTAAATCTTGGAAGATTGTATTGAGAACCGCTAAGGATTCCCCTGTAATCTCACGACCTTCTTTGATTGCTTCAATTGCGGTGCGCAATGCCTCACGCGCTTCAACTGTTGTTGTTGGGTAGGCAGGGTAAGTAACCACTGAAACATCTCCATCTGCTAGTGAAACTTCAGTTAGTGTGCGAGTTGTGCGATCTTCGCTCCACTTTTGACGAATGACACGGAAAGCAAAACTCATTTGGTCAACATCTCCGCGCTCAACTAACTTGTAAAGATCGCGGCCTTCGTTGGTGTCTGCAATTTGTGCATCCATATACAAACCGCGATCATCTTCAGTTAGTGTAAGTGTGCCGTTCTTTGTGCGAGCTAGTGGCAAACCTTCGTGGTTGATAAGCAAGCGCACATCAGGTGTCTCGCTCAAGGTCTTACGAAACGCGCCAGGGGCGATTGTCTCAATAAATGGTAGGGGAACGCTGGCATCATTGAACACTGCAGCGTATCCGCGAAGTGTCATTGTGCCATCTTCGGCTTGTCTTGCTTCAACATCGCGCACTGTAAATGTACGGCGTTCAATCTTTTTCATTTTGCTCCTTGAGTTAACTTCCCCGCCTGGTTCAATATCTTCAGAAATTGAAACTGCAACCATCTGATCTATTGCATCTTGCTTGTTATCGTGGCAAGCAACTGTTGTATAAGAACCATCTGATTCTTGTTTTACCGTTGCCCATCCTGAACAATCGGATTGATTATTGCTGACAAAGTAAGGCATTATTTGACCTCATAAACTGCTTCAGGATTTTCAGGGTCAATTGTTGAAATCTGTTGCAACTGACTTGAAGGCAAACCAGTGTGCTTCATATCAGGCAAGCCAACTGCCTGTGTTACCGCTGCTGGGTCAAAGCCAACTTGAATCAATGCTGCAGCAATTTCGGTGCGTAGCTTGAGGCCAACATCCTTAGCATCTTCAGCATCAATGTTTTGTAGTGGCACACGGTACTGATCGCCAGCCTCAAGTGGTGCCATATCTTCGTAAGCGTGAACATCGTTGAGTGAAAGGAATCCTTCACGCAATCCCTTTGTGTAAGCATCGTAGCGCTCGTTTGTTGTACCGCGTAGCAGTGCATCAAGGTTAAAGCGAATGAAACCGTCAGGTTCAGGTAGCAATGTTGAAAGTGATTGCTCAATTCGCTCCAAGATTGGGCGCAATGAATACTGAACGAATGAAAGGTTTTGTGCTTCAACAGATGCAAATGACATTGCACCCGCTACTGGATGGCCAAGTAACGCCAATGGAACGCGGTAGATGCGTGCAATTTCTTCCACACTAAAGCGGCGAGTATCTAGCAACTGAGCATCTTGGGCGTTAATCTGTAACGGCTTGAAAGCTGCACCGCCTGAAAGAATACCGATCTTGCCAGCGCGGTATGGGCCAGTGTGGGTAAGGTTCCAATCACGGCCAATGTCTGATGCCTGTTCTTCAGTTAACTCACCTGGTACTTCAATGACACCGCCAGGGTTGGCAGCGTTGCCAAAGTATGAGGCGGCATAAACATCGGCTGCCATAGCCGCGCCAAGTGTGGTGCGGCAGGCGGCGATTGGTGAAAGGCCGTAGCGCTGACCTGGTAGGCGAAAATCAGGGATGTGCAAAAGTTCTTTGTCGGTTAGGCGTTCTTCATATACGCCTTGTGTGTCTCTAACCTTTACATAATAGATTAAAGGTTCACCTGCGCGTGGGCGTTCAATGCGCACACCAATTGGGTCAAGCACATATAACTCTTGAACATCGCCCATATCATCGCGCACTGTCAAGATGTAAGCGTTGCCTTCAAGTTTGAATGAGGTAACAATCTGCTCGTAAAACTCAAGGCGTGTTGTTTCAGGATTGGGGCGTGTAACCCACGCTGGTTGATCGCCATAAACCGTTGTGTATGAAAGGCGCTCGCGGTCACGGCGCACATAAGCGCCCACTGGCAATGAACTTACTGTGTCTGACAATAGGCGCACGCAGGAATAAACCGTGGACATACGAATTGCAGTTTCTGAATCTACAGTTACGCCAGCAAGAGATTGGAATTGTGGACGGCCTGGAATCAGTGGCTCGACATATTGATTGTTGGCAGATCGCTTAGAACCTGACCCCGCCAAACGCTTTGATAAACTCATTAGTTAGCCTTCTCTGTAATCCATACTAGAAAAACACCTGCAACAATTAAAGCTAATGGCACTGAAATCATTGCAAGGCCAGTTGTTGCAAGCGTTACGCCCACAACTTCGACTGCAATTGATAGATCAATCTTCTTCATTATGCTCCCTATACCTGAATTGAAAAGAATCTTGCAACTGGTGCTGGCGGTTCGGCTGGTTGAGTAGCGCGATCATAACCAAAAATTGAAGCAACGGCGGCATCCACCTTACGCCTGCTACTTGCTTTGGCAACCATAACACCACGGCTAGATTGTTTTGTTACGCAGTTTGCAACATGGCGTGCAAGTCGTTCATCTCCATCGTGGGTGAATGATTCATTCACAACGGCTTCGTAGAACTTTTGTGTTGCGGGTACCATATTTGCAGCACTGTTGGGGTAACTAACAACTGGCAAGCCTTCTTCATCAAGAACCATAAAAGTTCGTTGCCATCGTGCTGGGTCGAATACGATTTCTCTAACATTGAATCGTTCATCTCTGAATGTGCTAACAATCGTTTCTTCAACCTCTGCAACAGGGATGTGCCAACCTTGTTCAGCATCATCGGGGCGTTCCCATAATCCAACAACCATTAGGTGAGGCTTTTCGCCACCCAATAACCACATCACTAACGCGGTTGAGTCGTTTGAAAACGCACCATCAAAAGCCAAAATAACTTCTTCGCCAGGTTCAGGAAATCTATCTGTGTCTTTCAGCGCTTCCCACGCACCTGTTGGCAACCATGCAACTGAAGTATTTACCCAACAGTTGAGGCGCTTGGTTCTAAATTCAGCTTCAGGTGTGCGAAGAACTGCCGATTGCATTTCTTCTTTGTCAAGCAAATCATCATAACCTGGGTTTGCCTCAAGCCAATTTGATTCGTCACGGTGATCGGTTTCAGGTTGTGTTGGCTCCCACCACGAAAAGAAAAATGATGGGTCTTTCTTTTCACCCTTTACAACCTGTTGGCCGTATTGGTAAAGCGAGTAACACAATGAATCTTGGCCGTTGCTTTGTGTCTTAACACCTGCAGTTGTGATGCCAAGAAGAAGTGAGTCGGCTCTAGCACCACCAGCAAGGCTAAGCACATTCCAAAGTTCCCAAGAAGGCTGGGCGTGAACCTCATCAAAGATTACAAGCGGTGAAGGGTTGAGGCCTTCTTTAGAATAAGCCTCTGCGGAAAGTACGCGGTACACGCTGCCTTTATCTTTGAACTCAATGGCATCGCGGTAAAGCGTGAACATTGATGATAGTTCTTCATCCAACTCAATCATTCGCTTGGCAGTTCCAAACACAATGCGTGCTTGGTCACGGTCTGCCGCGCAAGAATAAATCTCTGAACCATTGCCGCCAAGTGTTAAACCTGCAAGGCCCATTGATGCTGCCAGCGCACTCTTGCCGTTTTTCCGACTCATCCCCACCAAAGCGGTTCTGTGACGAAATCTTCCATCTTCACGGCGGGCAAGAGTGTGCTTCAATAATTCCTTTTGCCATCCGCGCAGTTCAATTAACTTACCTGCAGGGGATGCAACAGAATCCTTTGTTACTCGACAAACGGCTTCGGCAAAGTTTGCATACAACTCGCCATCGCCACGCATCTGATCTTCAATTGGTACTTCAGTTAACCAGCGTGGCGGCCATCCAGGGATATCAGACATTCTTCTTTTGCTGCTCTAACAACTGGGCCAACTTGCCCTTAGCCGTTACTTCAGCAACCCCCAACTTACTGCGATCAATTGGCGTTAAGCCAAGCAATGAAAGCAATTTAATAATGTCACCTTCAACGGTGTTCAACATTCCGAATAAGGGGTTTGCATACGCATAGCCTTTGTCGGTGTAAAGAACAAAATCTGATTGAGCCATCTTTGCCTGTAGCTCATACTTCTTATCCATCTTTTCACAAAGTTCAATAAGCAACTTGCTATCGCTGGTTGCAATCCACGGTGCCATCTCGCGCACATCTGCCCACAATTTCTTGCCAGCATCGGTAAGGTGCAACGGCGCATCGCTTTTAATTTGTGGCAGTGCAATTACATTCTTGAGATCAGGCAGTTTTTGTTTGCCTGGGTTTCCGTTCTTGCGTTTAACTTCATTTGGTTTTGCTGCGCTCACTTGTTTCCATTTCGCTTAGGAATCTAACGCCCCCGTTAGTTTCGATTACCTTGCTTTTTCAAATTCGGACATTTGGTACAAACCAGTTCAAACCAGTTCAAACCAGTTCAAACCAGTTCAAACCAGTTCAAACCAGTTCAAAC